CTGCGTACTTGCTCATGTTAATTTCCTTTTTTTGTGGTCTGCTTTGATGGTTTAATAATAACACAGATTTGGGTGGGTGCAAGGGGTTTGTGCACAAAACCGCCAGAAAACGAAGGATACCGTAACTTAGTTAACTTATTTTACTTTACTAAACAACAGGAATAATCATTCGTATTGTAATGGTTTGATTTCTATATCTTTTATTATTATTAGTAAGAGATATTATAGTAGAGTAGTAACATACACCATTCCCTACATCCTAAAAACTAGAAAACCCCCAATTAAGGAGGTTTTAAAGAGTCTCTGGTGTAAGTTACTATTTTAACTAAGTTGCCCTGTAAGCCTTGCTGTGATTGGCTTCGTTACTTAGTAAATGGTAACTAAGTAACGGTATTTAAAGCCTTCGTAATTCCTAAAACCAGATCAACAACAACACCTTACTCTTTTTTCAGTAGGGAGCATAATATTTTGTGATGATTTTTTTATTGACCTTGTGAGTGGTTTCTTCAGACCTTACCAAGCCTTTCGACACCATCTTTAAAAGCAATTCTTCAAGCTGCTTTTTCGGAGTTCCGCGCATCCTGTTGGATAAAACCCCGAGCGTTTCGCCGTGGTCACTGTCAACCAGTGACAAAACCTTAGCCGCCAAGCCGTCAGACTCTTCCGGTTTTTCGCTCGAATAGGCCAGCTTGATCTTCCTGTCCACATCTTTCATGGCCAAAGCAAACGCCCACTTAACATGTTCAGTGGTTCGGATACCACCTGGCAGCGCTAGGATCAAAGACACTTTGGCTGCAAGCTCATAGCCGCGCCTGGGTATCGCCTCCAAACCTGTGTTGCCCTTGTGCTCGTCAGCAAGCGCGTGGAACGTCTCATATACTTGCTCTAAAAGATCCACCGCGTCCGGGTCTGTAGGCACAACGGTTTTTAATCCTGTAAAGCCAATGCGCCCGCCAGTGTCCAAAACATCAAACACGCCCGGCGCATAAAGGTTTCGTATGGAGTTTTCCAACGCCTCGCTCATGGCCTGCTTTTTGAACTTCTTTTTTCTCTTCGGGTTTGTTTCCAGGTCGTCAAAGATCATGGCCCGCGCCATAAAGCCGTTTGTGGCCTGTTCAAAGCTCATGGACTCGTTAAAGGTAACAGGTGTGGTGTAGCCCAAAATAGTCAAGTAGGGGCTATCTAAGCCGTCATCAATCTTATCTAGTGATTCCCTGTGCTGTTCGCGTAGCTCTTCCAGCTTGCCAAGCTTTATGTCATGGCTGCTGTCTTTAGGAAGGTCGTTTATTTTCTTTTCAACCTTGGCCAAGTCGCGCCCAATGGTTTCCCGGATCTCTTCTTTAAGGTCGCCAGTGATTGGCAGGTAGCCGTTAGCTTTTGAGTAAACAGACATGACCAGCCCAATAATGCCCTCAAGATAAGACGCGCCGCCGCGTTTGCTGGCGTTTTCCAGTTTTCTAAGCACAAGGCCAAGTTCGTCGACGCTGTAAAATGCGGCTTGGTGGCGGAGAAGGTTGCGCATAAGCTCTTGTTCAGACTTAAACCCGCCGTGAACTGCCCCTTGCGTAGACGCGGCCCGCATAATCTTTAGGTAAGCTTGCTGTACTGCCTCCTTACCCGTGCCTGAACCTGCCACACAGAACGCTATGATGTTAGCGCTCATGTCATCAAGCTCATCTATGAAACGCATTCCAGCAAGCCCAGAAACGGCACACAGGGCAGCGGCAACGGCCAAGTTTTCACGCGGATACAGGCATTGGCTGTTTATCCATGCGGTAAGTTCTCCGATGTATCCTGGCGGGCGCTTTAGGTCTATGCCCGTTGTGTCTAAGTCAGCGGGCAGTGGTTCGCCTTTGTACTCGAACGTCACATCTTCTGTATAGCCTCCGTCCCGTGCGTGATGCAGCAACGTGCCGTAACCAGCCGGGTTTAATGTTTTTCCGAAGCTGTGCCAGTGGCGTGCCAAAGGCTCATGGCCAGGGTAGTCTTCACCCGTAGCACTCCAATCGCTCCAAAGATCTAAACCTGCCCCGCCTGTGCAATGGTGGGTAGCCATGCCGATCTTTACCCATGTTTCGTAGTTGGTATTCGGTGAAATAAACGTGAGCAACAAAGCAATCTGAGCTTGGTCTACGTCAACTTCCCCTCCGTCTGCTGTAACCCTGTGAAACTTTGGCTTGCGTAGCAGCTCGATCAGCTCAGCAGGTGCCGGTTGCACATCTTGAGGAAAACCCTTAACCGTTTCATAGTCAGAGCCGCTTGCGTGGCTGGATCCTGAACCAACAACGAACCCTGAAGATTTTAGGTCAACGCCTGGGTAGGCGTCTAAATTCTGCGACAAAGATATGCTTTCTGTCATCATAAAATAATGATGCTGGCTTCCACCACCTGAGCCTGTATCGACGACAAACTTAGAGTCAGCGCATTCCGGGATGTTTTCACACAATTTCTTGAACGAATCGACGCCGCCGTTTCGTGCGTCTACGTCAATTACCAGGAAGCCGGCGCAAAGTACACCAAAGCCGGTATCGAAGTGGCCAAGCTGGTCGAAGGTGTCTATCTGCTCATCAGACCAATGCGGGACGCTTTGCCAGTTACTAATCACAGGATGCTTGAACAACGCCGTACACTTTTTATCTCCGCAATCGCACACGCCTTTAGTAACGCCGTTTAGCCCGAAGACTCGAAAGCCTCCCTCTATATAGTCGTGAATTTCATTTATCATTTTCAGGCTCCGCTTTCAGCTTTCCTCCACTCTTCACCTCAAGCTCATACTGGCGGGGCATAGGTGGAAACTTTCCCCACCGGTATATGACATGCGGCCAAACGTCTATCGCAGTCGCTAGACCTTTAATTCCACCAAAATATTTTTTAGCTTCTTCGGTTGTCATAATTTTTAATCCTAAGTGTTCGTATTCGGTGTTGACATAGTAACCGCAACGGATTAATCTAGCAACCGTAATAACGACAAACACCCAATGAGGCGAAACAAGATGAGCTATTTAGAGAAGGCAAAAAAAGCAGAACCGCAAGCGCCGGTTTTGACAATCGTAGGTTTCCCAGGTGTCGGCAAGTCTACCATTGCCGCACTGTTTCCGGCTCCTATTTTCATTCAGGCAGAGAACGCTTCGACTGTTTTCGAGACTTGGCCAGAGGATAAGCAGCCACAGTTTTTCCCGGCAATCCCCGCGCCTAATTTGAAGCGAAAAATACGCCCGAGCGAGGTTATTATTGACCAACTGCGAGAACTTATCACCGCAGAGCACTCTTTCAAAACCGTTGTGATTGACACGATAACATCCATGAACTCGCTTTTTGAAACCGAAGTAGTGGAGTTTGACCCGCAAGGTGCTGACAACATTGGCGAAGCCGCAGGCGGTTTTCATAAAGGTTTTTTGGTGGTAGCCGGGATGCATGTAAAGATCCGGCAAGCCTGCGAACACCTCCGGCGCAAAGGAATTACCGTTATTTTCTTGTCTCATACCGGTGTAGTGAAAATGAAGAACCGACCGGAAGCGGGGGAGTACACCGCATATAGCATGGATATGCCAGAAAAAGCTCGACAAGTCTACATAAGTTCAAGCGACGCCGTTTTGTACCTCAAGGCCCGCGAGTTTGTTATGGGCCATGAGCAAAACAAAAAAGGCCAAACCACAAAGTATGGGCGCGTTACCAATACCGGCGAGCGCGTTTTGATCACTAGCAGCGACGGCACTATTGGCTATGTTGATGCAAAAAACCGCTACAGCTTACCCGAAGAAATCGACGTAGAAAAAGAGCAAAACCCATTGCTGGCCTTAGTTCCATTTTTTAATGGCGGAAAATCCGCACCTGTAACCAATGAGGAAGTTTAATTATGTCATTCTGGAACCTTAACGACGGATCATCAGTAGAAAACGACGGCGCATTCGAAATGGGTGGCGGTAATATTGAGCCAATCCCAGGCAACACAGGGTGCATTGCGGCCATAGAAGAGGCGAAATGGGATGAATACAACGAAGACCGGTTTATTAGCCTGAAATGGCGCGTGATGAAGCCTGACGAATTTTCTAAGCGGGTGATCTTTCAAAAGGTAAAAGTGTTTGGCACCAGCCGCGACAAAGATCCTCAAGCAACCGCAGACAAAGCCAAGCGTATGCTGGCCGCAGTTGATCAGAACGCTGGCGGTAAGCTTATGAAAGTACAAGGTGAGCCAAGCGACACAGATCTTATGACCGCGCTGGTGGGCAAGGTTATGGCTATCAAGGTTCAGATCTGGGAGCTTGACAAAGACGACAACGGCCAAGTGATCCCAAAAGAAGACCGCAAGCGCGGTAACTGGATTAGTGCAGTTGCGCCGGCAAAAGGCGCGGCGGCAAAGATGAAGCCTGCAGCGCCGGCTCCGAAGCCTGATCCGGTAGCCGATGAAGTTGATACATTCGATGATAATATTCCCTTTTAGAAATAGCAGGGGCGCAGCGCGCCCCAACCCTACCCAATGAGGAAGAACAAAATGGAACAGCGATCCGAAGAATGGTTCAAGGCCCGCAAGGGAAAACTGACAGGCTCAAACATTGGCGCTGCTTTAGGCGTCAATCCATGGAAAACACCAGAAGACTTAATTCGCCACATGGTGCGGGAGTATCACGGCGCAGAGTCTGAGTTTACCGGAAACATAGCGACGGAACACGGCAAATTGCATGAGCCGCTTGCGACATTAGACTATATGTCTTTAAGCGGAAACATGGTTGATGATACCGGGTTTCACGCTCACCCACACCACGACTGGCTAGGCGCAAGCCCTGACGGGTTTGTTAATAATGACGGCGCTGTGGAGGTTAAATGTCCGTTTGGACAGCGCAACAAAAACCCGCCAGAGTTTAAGTTGTGTGCAGACCAGCCCCACTACTTTGCCCAGGTGCAAATGGAAATGGCGTGCTCAGAGCGCCAGTGGTGCGACTTTTACCAGTGGGCAAAACACGGCGATAGCTTAGAACGCATTGAGTATGACCCGAAATGGTTTTCTGACAACTTGCCGGTGCTGCTTGATTTTTATCACCGATACATTAACGAACTGGAAAACCCTGTACACCTTGAAGACAAGCACAAAGAAATCAACACAGTCACGGCGAAAAGCCTGTTAGATGAATACGACCAGTTGTGCGCAACGATTGACGATTCAACGGCACGCAAAAAAGAAGTTCTTTCTGAGATTGTGAAGATCAGCAAAGAAAGAAACTCTTTGGTGTGCGGTAGAAAGTTAACTTTGGTTGAGCGAAAAGGCTCTGTTGCTTATGCGAAGGTGGTCAAAGAGCACTTGAAGGGCTTAGACCTTGTGCCGTATACCGGAAAGCCTAGCGAGTATTGGAAGCTTTCCTGATAAACTAACCCCGCGCGGATAGCCCGGCCAGGTGAAAAGCAGCTAGTCACTGCCTGCCGCGCCCTTTTTAGACTCCCTTGGACTGAGGTTCTGCAATGAAACTAAGACCATATCAACAATCCGCCGTAGACGCTGCAACTCAGTGGATGAAAAAGTGCATTATGCCCGGCCTTTTAGAGTTAGCCACTGGCGCGGGCAAATCATATATCTGCGCAGCTATAGCCGACTGGGTACACCAGACAAGCGGAAAGCGAGTACTGTGCTTGCAGCCGTCAAAAGAGCTTACCCAACAGAATCACGAGAAATATTTGCTTACCGGCAACCAAGCCAGCATATTCAGCGCCGCAGCCGGCTCAAAATGTATGCGTTACCCTGTTGTTTATGCTACGCCTGGCACTGTAAAAAACAGCCTAAGCCGCTTTGGTGATCAGTTCGGCGCGGTGATCTTAGACGAAGCACACACCAACACGCCTACCATTCGTTTCATTATTGAACAGATGCGCAAAGCAAACAAAAATTTGCGCGTTATCGGAATGACTGGGACCCCATACCGTACAACAACCGGATACATCTACCAGTACGAACCGGACGGATCTTTTGTCCCCGAGCTAGAAGCCAAAGAGCCTTATTTCAATACGCTCCTTTATCGTATTCAAACACGCACACTGCTAGATCAAGGATTCTTGACGCCGGCCCACGCTGACCCAGACCTTGCCGCAAGCTATGACGCTTCGGGCTTGCAAACAAACAGCCGTGGCCAGTTCGACGCACGAGAGGTTGAGCAAGTATTTGAGGGCAAAGGCAGACTAACAGCCGCGATAGTTGCAGACGTTGTTCAGCACGCCTACGGGCGGCAAGGAGTGATGATATTCGCCGCTACTGTGTCGCACGCTAAAGAGTGCATGGAATCATTACCGAAAGAAAATAGCATGATGTTAGGCGGAACTGTGAACATGGGCAAAAAAGAAAGACATGACCTAGTGGCCGGGTTCAAAGCCAAGCGGTTTAAATATCTTGTGAGTGTAGGAACACTAACCACTGGGTTCGATGCTGCCCACGTTAGCGTCATTGCTGTACTTCGCGCCACTGAGTCGCCAGGGCTACTGCAACAGATTATTGGCCGGGGATTAAGAGTTGACGAAAGCAAAGACGACTGTTTGATTTTGGATTACGCAGACAACATAGACCGGCATGGCTTGGCCGGCGATCTGTTTAAGCCCGTTATCAGAGTTAAAGGCGGCGATGGTGAGGCGCAATCGCTGCAAGCGGAGTGCCCGCACTGCTATTACTCAAATGATTTTACAGCACGGCCAAACTTTGACGGTTTGCAGGTTGATGATAACGGTTACTTTACGGATCTTCAGGGAAACAGAATACAAACAGACTTCGGGCCAATGCCTGCGCATTTTGGCAGGCGATGCAACGGCCAAGAGATTTCTGTTTCAGAGCGCGGCGTGTATGAGCGTTGCAGCTACAGGTGGACATTTAAAGAATGCCCAGAGTGTGAAGAGCCAAACGACATTGCGGCGCGTTTTTGTGCGGCTTGCAAATGCGAGATCGTAGACCCGAATGAAAAACTACGGCAAGAGTTCCAGCGCATCAAAAAAGATCCTTACCTTGCCAGCACTGACGCCGTGGTCAACTGGAAAGCACAAAAAACAATGAGCGCTGCCGGCAATGAAACTTTACTTTGCCATTACGAGACTGAATACCGAAAGTTTAAGGTCTGGTATACGCCAGAAAGCAAAGCAAGAGAGGCCATATCTGCATGGGAAGGTCTAAACAAAGCAGTTTATAAAGGTCACGTTGCGCCAGACATTGAAACCTTTTTGAAGTTTTTAGAAAAAGGCGAACAACCAAAAACGATCACTTATTACAGGGACAGGAAAAACGGATTTACTCGCCCTTTAGGGCATAACCTGCAAGCCGATGAGGCTCTATTATGAAAATGCCACCATGGCTTAAAGTCTACGGCAACACGCAGTACCGCGGCCCATGCCCCCCAGAAAGCGCCGAACAGATCACGTTCTTCGCAGAGCTTCGCCGCCGGTACCCTGACACCTATGGCAAGCTGGCACTGCACCCAAAGAACGAGGCCAAGAGGAAGGGTAAGCAGTTTAACGGTTTGGCCATAGATAAGGCATTAGGCATGGTCCCAGGCGCGCCTGACATAGTTTTACCGTTGGGGTTCTGCGCGGAAATGAAGCGCCAAGACCACACAAAAAGCAAGTGGCAACCGGGCCAAGTGGAGTACCTGAAAGCCGTACACGATGCGGGTGGGTTTGCGTGTGTGGCACTAGGGTGGAAAGCGGCTATGGAGGCATTAGAAGATTGGATAAGCCAACGGATTTAATCAGCCAGGTGATGGCTGGAACGGCAGACTATAACTTTTTGCCCGTAGCTTTGCAGTCCGCCATACGCCTGCCCATCTACGCCCGCGCCTGCGCAGTGCTGGCAGAGCCCACCAAGGAGGCCAAGCGGGCCAAGCTGGAAAGCGAGCCGGATAGTGTTCGCGGGCTTATAGAAACCGAAGCACTAAGGCTATATAAATTACGCCGCAAGGGTTTACAATAACGCAGCAACGGTTTATTGTTAACGCACGAATAACGAAAAGGAGCAGTGAGATGAACGAAGACTTGAGATGGTTGGCAGAGAATGAGCCTCAGTGGGCTATGGATGATCCTGATTATCTGATCGTTAAGAAAAAAGGTAAAGCATTCTATATAAATTTCAATGCAACACCTAATTTTAAAAACATTTGGGGGCCATGTAATGTTTTCACCCGCCCCCAGTGGCAGGCCGCCAGAGATGAGCTAGAAGAAGAAAAGGAGAAGCTAACAATGCACGAAGATTTGAAATGGTTAGCAGAGAATGTAACAGAATGGCACAACAAGCTGGACCGAATCGCAAGGCAGCCTTATGGTCCTCATTGGTTTGACCAAAACCGCTTCCCACATTGGGAAGGATTCACCCGCGCCCAATGGCAAGCCGCCCGAGATGAGATGTCTAAGCAAGGCGAGCCCAGCACTAAAGCTAACGCGCAGCTCTTAGCTGAAAGATTATCTTATGCACAGTTCTTAGCTGAAAAATTACCTTACTGGAGAGGCGACTACACTCACTGTTCTTG